CTTAATGAATGAGCTGAATTTTGCCAAGCAGCACAATCCAGAATATTACCGATGGAAACTCACAAACAATTATGAACGTGCAGTTTTTCTAAAAAACGATCCAGTATTGCCAAGAGAGGCATCGAGGTATATTTGGGCCAATAAGAATCTATACGGCAAAAATATCCTCGAGGTCGGATGCTCCACAGGATATGGCTGCCAATTCCTCCCCAACGATATTAATTATCTGGGGCTGGATTATGACCCGATCATCATCGATGTAGCGCATGATCAGAATTGGGGCGATAACGTCAAATTCTCATGCACTGATATCAATCAAATGGAATTGGCCAAATTCGATACCATCATTGCATTTGAGGTGATCGAGCATTTGGACAATGGCCTCGAGCTGGTGGAGCGATTAAAGCAGCATACCAAGCGATTGCTCATCACAGTGCCATGGAATGAGCCACCAGGCTTTTGGGGCGAACATCACAAATTGCATGGCCTCAATGAAACCAATTTCCCTGGCTTTGAATTCAACTACATTGATCAGCATGGTCGGATATCTGATTTGCCAGTGGCCATCACCCAGGACAATCATTTCAATTTAATGATTGCGAGGTTTGATCGTGGATAGTGTACTTTGCAGCATTGGCACCAGAGGCCGATATGACACCACATTACCATTGGCATTGGCTGCCATCATCAATCAGACCAAACGGCCAGACAAGGTGGTTATTTTTGATGATAATGACAATCCAAGGGATGTCAGGAATGAGCTGATCTACCGAAATTTATTCCAAATGATGGACATCAAAGGCATCAAATGGGAGTGGCTATTTGCTGCCAAAAAGGGCACCCATTACAACCACCAGGCTGCCAACACCATGGGATATAAATGGGTTTGGCGAATGGATGATGATGCCATACCAGAGTCTGATGTTTTGAGGTCATTGCTCAGTTTTGCCATTTTCAGCAATGCTGGTGCAGTTGGTGGCTCGATACTCACTCCACCATTGCTTTATCAAGATACCAACCCAACTGGCAAGATTGAGAATATAAATAGCGAGCCAAACCCACAATGGCGCATTATCAACAGACGGCAGCAAGTCGAGCATTTGCATTGCTCATTCTTGTATCGAGCTGGAGTGCATGACTACAATTTGGGATTGTCTAGAGTGGCCCATCGAGAAGAAACCCTATTTACTTATGGACTGCACAAAAAAGGGTTTGGATTATTTGTTATTCCCGATGCCATCACTTGGCATTTGAAGAATCCAAGCGGTGGGATCAGATCCGAGACTGATGCATCGATGTATGCCCATGACGAGCAGATATTCCAGAATTTTTTTAAGTATAAGGACAAGACCATTGTGGTGCTCAATTGTGGACTTGGGGATCATTTGGTTTTTAGGAAAGTGCTGCCAGATATCAAAAATCCAGTGGTGTTCAGCTGCTACCCTGAGGTGATACCAGGCGAATCGATTGCAGCTGCACAAAGCCTATTTGGCAATATCGATCAGTGGAATATCTATCTCAAAATGGCCCAGTGGAAATGGAATCAGCCACTCGAGGCAGCATTCAGGAAATTGTATTTATGATCATCATTTCCCCTTATTCCAAAAAACTGATGAATGGGAAACCCAATCCCAAAAATTATCCATATTGGCCAGAATTGATTGCCCAGATCAAAGAGCCAATCATCCAGATCGGCATCGAGGGCGAGCAGCCATTGGTCGAGGATTTTCGGCCAAATCTGCCCATGGCCGAATTGAGCAAATTGCTCAAACAATGCAGAACGTGGATTGCTTGTGATTCATTTTTTCAGCACTTGGCTTGGCTGGAAGGTAAGCCTGGCATTGTTTTATGGTCGGTTTCAGACCCATTGATCTTTGGCCACCCAGAAAATATCAATTTATTGAATGATCGAGCCAATTTGGCCAAAGATCAATTTCTCTGGTGGGAGGATCAGGTTTACCAAAAAGACGCATTCATCCATTCCAATGAGGTTATCAAAAGTCTAGAATTGCTCTAAAATTCAGCATATTTGGAGAGATTTGGGCATGGATGATACTGAGGCAAGACTGAATTCTCACGAGGCGGTTTGTGCCTTGAGGTATGAGCAGATCAATGCCAGACTCAAGCGAATCGAGCAGATTATGATCACCAGTGCTGGCGTGGTCATTGTCAGCTGTGTTGGTACCATATTCACGTTTATTTTGACGCACAAATAATGGATCCAATCACAGTATTTGCAGCGTGTAAGGCTGCCCATGCTGGCATTCGGGAGTGCATCGATTTATACCAAGACTTTAAAAAAGATGGCAAAGATGTTGGGGATATCGTCAACGACATTGGCAAGAATTTGGGAGCATTCTTCACCCATCAAGAGACACTCAAAGAAGCAGAAAAAGAAGAACGACTCAAGCCACTCGATAAAAAAACCAGCATCAACGAGGAGGCTATGAATCGGATCATGCGTCAAGAGCAGATCCAGCGCATGGAAACAGAATTGCGAGAAATGATCATATACCAGGTCGGAATGCCTGGTCTTTGGGAGAAATTCACGCAAATGCGTGAAATTGTCAGGAAAGAGCGAGAAAAGCTCGAGCGTGAACAAAAAAAGCCATTGAGATGGCTGCACTCAAAAGAAGGCAGTTCATCGACAAATGGCAAGTCAGGGCAGCGTTATGCGCTGGCATTTTGATATTGTTTTTGACGTTTTGCGGTTTGATGTATGGCATTCATTTGGACTATCAGAAAAGTAAATATCATTTGGAGGATAAACCATGAGCTGGATTGAAAGTATTGCACCCACAGTGGCCAGCTGCCTTGGTGGCCCATTGGCTGGCTTGGCGGTCGAGGGAGTGTCCAAGGCACTTGGCATCGATGCCGATAAGGTTCAAGACACCATCAACAGTGGCAAAATGACTGCCGATCAGATTGCAGCATTACAGCTGGCCGAGACTAACCTCAAATCCAAAGCGCAAGAGCTGGGGCTGGATTTTGAGCAATTGGCCACAGCGGACAGGAAATCAGCTCGGGATATGCAGATCAACACCAAGAGCTGGATTCCACCATTGTTGTCCATTGGCGTGACAATTGGCTTTTTTGGCATTCTCTGGGGCTTGATGTATGGCCAAATCCAACACGCACCACAGATTGATATTATGCTCGGTTCATTGGGCACTGCATGGACTGGCATCATTGGGTTTTATTTTGGATCATCAGCATCGAGCCAAAATAAAGATCAACTACTCCATCAAAGCACACCCATCAAATGACACAGCTCACACCACATTTCAGCCTGGAAGAATTGACATTCACCGATCACAGGGAATTTGACAATGTACCCAATGAATCTGAAACAAAAAATCTTGAGCGTTTGGCTCAATTTCTTGAAATGGTCAAGGAGCTGCTGGGCAATAAGCCAATCATGGTTAACTCAGCATTTCGGTCGAAACAAGTGAATGACGCTGTTGGATCAAAAGACTCAAGCCAGCATCGAGTAGGATGTGCAGCCGATTTGAGAGTGCCTGGCATGACTCCAGACGAGGTGGTCAAGGCCATCATTGCCAGCAGTTTGCCATTTGACCAGGTGATCAGGGAATTTGATCGATGGACTCATGTATCAGTGCCAAATGATCCAGCTGGCCAACCCAGACGGCAAGCATTGATTATTGATAAGGCTGGGACAAGACTTTATTCTTGAATCATTAAGAATACGACAAACCAAAAAATGGCTGAGATTGTAAAAATAATCCCAGCCATTCCAAGGCCAAAAGCCCAAGCAAAAATATTGTACCAATCAAGGTTTTGCATAATTTAAAGATTATGTTTAACTAGATACCATTTTGCTTGATATTCCACCAAAGTCGATGGTGGGACAAACCCGAATCTTTTCCAAGTATTCATTACATTGGTAAATTCTGCTTTTATATACATGATTGGTTCTCCAAGTACCCAGCCAAATCCCTGGTATCCACAAACACTTTGATGCCATCTTTAAATGTTTTGAATGGCAAATCATCGGAGGATCGTTTGTTATACAAAGTACCGACTGGAACTTTTAATACCTCAGATGCCTCTTTGAGTGTCATTCGGACACCATATTTTTCAATCAGGTACTGATACATTGTTGATTTGATCTTTCAGAATTTGGTCAGTGAGGCCAGCAAGTAATCGTCTGGCCTCTTGAATGTCCAAAAGTGTGGGTTCATTTCTGAACAAAATCCACACTCCATTGTTGGCCAGCAGAGTGTGGAAATCATTCACATCAAGGGAATGGGATATCATTATCTTGTGCAGCTGGTTTGGCAATTCCAAAATCATCGAGAGCTGAGGCTTTTGATCCCAGTGCATCACCCTTTTCTAGCATTTGGATGTTATTGAGCCAAAATGCTACACCATTATTTCCCGCTTGTGAATACGCATAGGCAGTGACCGAAACTCGGCCATAGTCACCCGATACAAAATCATTGGCTGCCATGATGGCATTGCCATGCGAATCCACAGTGCCAGGCTTTTCATTGGTTTTGCAGCGAATGAAATAACTACCCTTGTACTGATCACCCAATGGCGAGCCATCTTGCTTGGTTTCAGTGTCTCCATCACGCAATGGATTTCTCAAATTGGATGGATATTTGCCATTCCACTTTTTATCCAATGCATTTTTCATTGCGGTTTTGAGGCCAGCAATAGTGACAGTATCGGATTTGGGGATGATGAATTCAGTGCTGAATTCCTCTTTGCCAGACATTTCATTGACCTTGGGACTGGCCCAATTCAAATAAGAAAACCGACCCTTACCAGTGATAAATTTAGACATAGTTTTTTCCAGTTAAAAGTTAAAGAAATACCGACTTATTTCTAAGTCAGTGAAAGCACTATAACATAATTTCTCAAAATTTCCCACAATTTCATAAAATTTAATATATACTGAGGGTTCCTTAACTGTAAAACTGGATCAAAAATGCTATTTCCACACCAAATCACCTCGAGGGATTTCCTCTTGAGGCAAAAAAGAGCCATTCTGGCCGATGAGCCAAGGGTCGGCAAAACACTACCCACAGCAGCAGCAGCCATGCAGCATTTGCCAGCTCTCATTGTCTGCCCAGCCATTGTCAAAAATGTTTGGAAACAAGCATTTGAGTCGATGGATTTCAAGGGCGAGATCAGAGTGATCACTGGCAAAAAACAAGCAGCTGAGAGCCAATGCAATGGCATCACAATCATCAATTACGATGTGCTTGGATCATTGTGCGAAATTGGCAAATATGAGACATTGGTGCTCGATGAAAGCCACAGGATCAAGTCACCCAAGGCCATCAGGACTATTGCAGCATTTAAGCTGATGAAACGAATTCCCAGAGTTTATGCACTATCAGGCACACCCATCCCAAACAGGCCCATCGAGTTATGGCCACTCTTGCATGGCCTGGGCATTTATCGTGGTGGTTGGTACGATTTTGGACTCAGGTATGCCAAATTATGGAATGCACCATGGGGCTTGGATACGTCTGGGGCATCAAATCTGCCAGAGCTGAGAGCCATGGTGCAGCCACATTGCCTAAGACGCACCAAGGCTGAAATATTCACGAATTATCAGCAGCCAGTCACATCATTGATCACGTTTGATTTGCCAGTCGATAAGCGTGAGCAGCAATTTGACATCGATGCGCTGATTGCACATCCAAACCCCATGCTGGCATTTGAGGGATTGTCATCGGTCATGCTGGAATCGGCCATGCGAAAAGTCAAACCATCGGCAGAATTCATCGAGGCCAAGCTGGCCGATGAGCCAGTGATTGTGTTTGCCCACCACAAAGAGGTGGTGCATCAGCTGGCCGAACTACTGAAAGCCCATCATCCAGTGGTGATCACTGGAGACACACCAGCTGCTGCACGAATCCAAATTTTGAAGGATTTTCAAAATGGTAAGACCAGACTATTCATTGGAAATATTCAAGCGTGCCAAGAGGGTATCGATTTATCGGCAGCCGATACAGTTATTTTTGTTGAGGCTACCTGGCAGACTTCAGCACTTCAACAGGCATCGAGCCGAGTGGAGAATATCAAAAAGTCTGGCACAGCTCCACTCATTTATTTACTCACGATTTCCAACTCACTGGATCATACGATTCTGGCCAAAATCCTCAAAAAGCAAAACATCATTAACCAAATCATTTAACCCCATGGACAAAATACTTTTAAAACAAGCAGCACGAATCATTGACCATTTGATCGAATCCAAGCATGAAGATGTCAACTGGGAATTGATCGACAGATTTCAAGATTTACTCGAAAAGCACCTAAACAAATCAACCCTAAAAACGAAAGAGCAAAATGCTAAAAACAAGACGAATTACATTGCCAATCACTGATTCAATCGATTTGATCGTGGATAAAGTCCAAGAGGATACTGGCATCAGAATGACTTACACACAGATCATTAATTTTTTGATTCACTTTTATATCAAACACGCAAACGAACCTAGAACACAATGGAGGTCAATCAAATGAATAAAGATGAAGCATTACGCCATGCATTGGAGGCGTTGGAAAACATTGACAGAGCGATGCCATTCCCTTTGGTTAAGTTGGCAATCGAAGAATGTAAAGCCGCACTAAAAACAAAAGATGAGCCTGTGGCGTGGATGGTTTGGGGTCATGACAATGTTCCGTCACTTACATTTACAAAACCAGCAGACAAATATGTATTTGATTCTCTTTACATGACCCCACCACAACGCACATGGGTAGGGCTGACTAAAGAGGAAATAAATCAAGGTTTACTGCGATCTCCTTATGCTTTGCAGAGTGCTGGAGCGTGGCGAGATGGTGTTGCATGGGCAATACAACAATTAAAGGATAAAAATAATGTTTAATGATCTAGAAAGCCATTACCAAGTCCAAGAATCAAAGATCATCAATCATCCTGCATATTGGGAACCTGTATTGATGACAAGATATGGATGGGCTAAACGAGGGCATGAAACGAATTGGTACGAAACAAAGATTGAACCAATTAAAACAGAGGAGAAAAACAATGCCACTTAAACCACACCCAACAGACCCAGACAAGGTGATTTTTGTAAGTCACCGCTACGACTTGCAAAGCCATACCAACGAATACGAGCGTGGCTTTATTGATGGTATGCAAAAGCAAATGCAATCAAGCGTAGACAAGGCAGTCAACGCAATGGGCAAGCGTGAATGGGTGGGACTGACTGATGAGGAAATACAAGAGTGCCTGCAAGGTTTGCCAACACAGACTATTGATGTTTATGCAAGACGCATCGAATCCAAGCTGAAGGATAAGAATAATGGATGAAAATACACGCCCTTGGTACACCATTGATGAACTAAATGCGTGGGCTGATAATTACCAAAATGAGCAGTGGCATAAAGCCGCAAT